CTAGCATCGTGTCCAGCAAAGTCTTTACCTGCTGCTACATCACTTGGTCCTAAGTTACTCATTGTCATTCTCACATCATCTTCAACTTTACCCCATCTTCCTTTCTTGAAGATGAAAAGCCTTGTTGGTTTGTAATCTGTTCGTAAGTGGAATTGTCCTTCTCCAGGATTCATAGGAAATGCAATGCCTTGTGTAAATGGAGCACCGTTAGGCGGTATTCCATCTCCTACTAAGTATCCTTTATATCCTGACATCTCAGCATTTGCATTAACCATATCAGCAGTGTAACTTGTGAATACTTCTTCACCATTGTCATCATATACAGGATTGCCGTTTGCATCTGTTGACGGTATTAGTAGTTGTGTATCGTCTGCTGTTACTAGTTCTGCATTACCAACTTCATCACGCTGTAATGTATAAAATTTAGTTGTGTCATAACCACTTTGTGGAGCATCTGCTTCTGCTTGATCAAGAACTGCACCTGTAATTTGCATTTCTTTTTCGTATGTAGACATAATATCTTTAAGTGTATCTGCAAGTTTCCAAGCGCCACCTGGAGGAGAATCAGTAGTTTCTGATAATGCTTCGTATTTCTCACCATTGTAAGAAACTATATCTCCAGGAAAGTAAGTTGAATTAGTATTGTATTCGCCTTTGTTATTTTCTTCACCTGCAACGGCATCTAAAATATCTTTAAATTCTTGTGAGTCTACTAGCGGTTTACATTTTGCTCTGTATAAATGAGGATACCAAGTTACAGAAAATCCTTCTGCTGCTCTGTTAACATCTTCAATTACATAAAATCTTTTAAGTGCATAATTTAAATCATTTAATGCATATTCGTCTTGTAAGTGAGGTAATTCAATAACATCACCTGCTATAATTTTTCTGCCTAGTTTTTCAACTGTGTCATTAATATGGAATGTAACAAATAATGTATCATTTTGTAAAAACAAACCAAACTGACTAAGATTAAAATCTACATCATTTACATTGTATACTCCACGTAACTGATATACATCAGGATCATATTTACGATCTCTGTTTTCAAGAAACAACATATCTTGTATATTTGTAGGATCGTCTGTACTGTACTTAGGTGTAGTAGGAGTTTCTTCTCTACTGCTGCCTGGTCCCAGATATCGGTGAACAAGCACATCGGTTCCGCCTACCTGAAACATTTCCCAGGCAGTTTTATCAATAAATCTGTAATCGTTTCCCTTCTCGGGACGGTATAAACTCAGTCTTGGCATAGTATATGTATTTACCTAATCCGTCTCAAGGCATAAATACTTATATGAGCCAGATAGACAACGCAAAACAAGAAGTATTTGATTACGTAAAAGCAATGCTCGGCGACGGTATGATCGACGTCGAACTAGATCCCGTTCATTACGAAACAGGATTAAAACGTGCGCTGGGAGTTTTTAGACAGCGTTCTGATAACGCAGTTGAAGAAAGTTATATTACACTTACACTTGAAAGTGAAAAGAATGATTATATTTTACCTGATGAAATACAGCAAGTAAGACAAATTTTTAGACGTTCAGTTGGTTCACGTACAGGTAACGGAACAGGCGGTACAGTATTTGAACCGTTCAACTTAGCATACACTAATACATATTTGTTAAGTTCAACCAATATGGGCGGACTTGCAACATACGAATTATTTGCAGGTTATCAAGAAATGGTAGGTAAAATGTTTGGTTCATTTATCAACTTTACTTGGAATCCGCAAAGTAAGAAACTAATTATTATGCAACGTCCTAGAGGAGAAGAACAAGTACTTCTTTGGTGTTACAATAATAAACCTGATTACACAATCATTAATGATCAATATGCAGGACAGTGGGTTAAAGATTATACACTTGCTAATTGCAAAGTAATGCTAGGACAAGCAAGAGAAAAATTTGCTAGTATCGCAGGTCCACAAGGCGGAACTGCACTTAACGGTGCTAGTATTAAACAAGAAGGCTTTCAGGATATTGAAAGGCTGACAGCAGAATTGGTAACACTAGTACCAGGTGGCCAAGGGTACTATTGGATTAACGGATAATGAAAGCAACAGAATTTATATCAGAAGAGTACGAACAGTTTTATACAGAAACTGCAAAAATGGTTTGGGGACGAACTACAGGTACTGCAAAAGGTGGAAAGACCAAACTGCGTTTCCGTTGTTCAAGTGGACCTAGAGCAGGTAGACAAGTTAGTCATCCATCCAAATGCCATCAGCAGTATAATGTTGCCAAAGCACAAAAAATGAAGACGACCAGAGCAAGAACTGGTCCTACAGCAGTACGTAGACAGCAACGTACTAAGTCTATTAACACAGCAAGTGTGTTAGCACGTAAACTTAATACGGGCAAACCAGGCCAGCCAAGACCGTATATTTAGACTTGACAATCCTACAGATGATGCTATAATGTTTAGTATTACTTAGGAGATATCATTTATGATTATAGGCATTTGCGGTTTTATTGGCTGCGGCAAAGACACAGTAGCAGATTATCTAACAAACGATCACGGCTTTCGTAGAGAAAGTTTTGCAGGAACACTGAAAGATGCAGTGGCTCATATTTTTGGGTGGAATAGAGAAATGCTAGAAGGTAGATCTAAAGAAGCTCGTGAATGGCGTGAGCAAATAGATCCGTGGTGGGCAGAACGGTTAGATATGCCAACACTAACTCCAAGATGGGTGTTACAATATTGGGGTACAGAAGTTGCTAGAAAAGCATTCCACGATGATATTTGGGTAGCAAGTTTAGAAAATAAACTGCGTAACAGTACAGATGATGTTGTTATTAGCGACTGTAGATTTCCTAATGAAGTTGATGTGATCCATAAAGCAGGCGGAAAAGTTGTTTGGGTAAAACGTGGAGATTTGCCTAGTTGGTATACAAATGCACAACAAGCAAATGAAGGATCAAACTATCATATCAATGAGATGAAAGTGCAAAAAATACATCCTAGCGAATGGGCGTGGATTAATAGTAAGTTTGATGCTGTAGTTGAAAATAACGGATCTATTGATCAGTTGTATGCGCAAGTAGAAAATCTACTAGTAGTCAGCCACTAAGTCACCCTGTTTCCAGCGTATATTCTCTTTAGATAATACGCTCCTACAATTAGCACATACAGTTTTAAGATTTTGCGGTCTACAATTGTCAAGGTTTTCATCTACGTGAAATACTCTGAATACTTCCTTGTGCTGTGATTTGAATCCGCATTTATCGCACTGTTTTTTAATTTTGTAACCTGCACGTTGCCATCTAGGCACACCGTGATACAGACCGTGTTTACTGCAACCTTCACACAAACTTCTGTAGTATGTCTTTCCTTGCTTCTTATAGTTTACTGCACGGGGTCTTAATCCGCACTTACATAGTGGTCTCATACATATATTTACACCTTTTCGACCCCTTTTTATATAGGTATAAACAGCACTTTTTATCCGATCCAACTAAATACATTAGTAATACAGATTAGGTATAACAATATACTTTTACATTACCAGGAGAAACAGGAATGGCACTACAATCACCAGGCGTTGAAGTAACCGTAATAGATGAGAGTTTTTACACCCCCGCTGAACCGGGTACTACTCCTCTTATCGTGGTTGCAACAGCCCAAGATAAAATTAACGCTGCTGGCACGGGAACTGCTTCAGCGACAACAGCCGCAAATGCTGGAAAAGCATTTAAGGTTACATCACAGAAAGAATTAGTAGATCTTTTTGGAGTTCCAAACTTTGAAAAGACAGCAAGTAATACACCAATTCACGGAAGCGAATTGAACGAATATGGTTTGTTAGCAGCATATTCATTGCTAGGCGTAAGTAACGCAGCATTTATTACACGAGCTAACGTAGACTTAGGTCAACTTGAAGGATCAGCAGATGCGCCGGGAGCGAATCCAAATGATGGTACTTGGTGGGTTGATACTAGGGGTACAACTTGGGGTATCCAGGAATGGAATGGCGCTGCAATAACAACAACAGGCGGCCAAAAGTTTACTAACAAAACTCCAATTGTATTAACTGATACAGATACAACTAAAATTGATTCCGGTACAGGATTACCTAAAGGTTCAGTAGGTGCTATCGGAGATTATGCAATCGTTTTTGAAACAGTAGACGGTTCAGGATCATTTACTGCAAGCAAAGAAACAGCAAGAGTGTATTACAAATCCGCTGGTAATGGTGTTTCTCCAACAGCAGGTACTTGGGTACTTGTTGGTAGCAATGATTGGACTGCAAGTCACCCAACAATTACAGGTGGCACATTTACTGCATCAAGTGGTAAGTTTAGCATCAACAGTACAGACTTTGAAGTAACTGGTACACTTGACGATTTGGTAACATCAATTAACAGTCAAATTAGCAGATCACAAGGTATCTATGCTAGAAACGTAAGCGGTAAACTTTACCTTTACGCACAAGGCAAAGAACAAGATGCTAACAACGCAGACAGTACTTTAACACAAGCAATTATTATTGATGATGCAAGTACAAGTCCAGCAGTTAACTTTAGCGACCTTGGTATTGCAAAAAATACATACTATGCACCCGCAATTCGTCAAAGCGCACACACAAGTGTTCCACAATGGAAAACACTTGATAGTGCTCCAAGACCAACAGGCAGTGTATGGATTAAAACAACTGAGCCAAACAATGGTGCAAGATGGAGAGTTTATAACTGGTCATCTGCAACAACAACTTGGAATGCAGTTAACAGTCCAATTTATGACAACGGACACACTGCGTTATATTGGTTAGACAGAAGCGGCGGCGGCGCTAACATTGCTACTGACGCAATTTTTGTACAATCAAATGCTAACGAACATAGTGGATTTGATGCTACTCCTTCAACTGCAACATTTAGAATGTGGCGCAGAGCAGGAACAGGCAACACTACTATTAAGTCAGCAGCAGTAACAGCGTTAACATTTACAGCAGGTACAAACACATTTGAACTTGCAGAAAGTGTAAAAGGAAGTGCAAGTTTAGCAACAGCAGTAAGTGTATCATTTACAGCAACAGGTGCTACAACAGATGCAGATTTACTTGCAGATGCAGTTAACAGTGCAGGCTTTGTAAACATTGAAGCAGCAGTAACTACTGACAACGAAGTAGAAATTTTCCATAAACTAGGCGGTGACTTTAGAATGACTGACGGTGCAAATACACCGGTAGCATTGGCTTACACAGCATACAACATTGATACTTTAGCAGGAACAGCAAACTTATATGCTGCACCAGCAGGAAGCAGCGATGACTTTGTAGCAAGTAACTGGCAGCCATTAGCAGCAAGTAACTTTAAAGCAGGTGCTGATAATCCAGAAAATGAACCAGCAGACGGACAACTTTGGTACAACCCAGAGTTTAGTGAAGTTGATATTATGGTACACAATGGTACTACTTGGGTAGGATACCAAAGTGTATACAGTACAGCATCACCAGCAGGTCCAATTGTTTCAGCAACTGAGCCAAGTGCAACTACTGGACAAAGCGATGGTACTGCACTAGTAGACGGTGATCTTTGGATTAGCACAGCAGATTTAGAGAACTTCCCAACTATTTACAGATGGAACGGAACTACACTGGCTTGGACACAGATTGATAAAACTGACCAAACTTCAGAAGAAGGTGTACTGTTTGCAGATGCACGTTTTGGTTTAGCAGGTGCTACTGGTAATACAGCAGCCGATATCAAAGACTTACTAACAAGCAACTACTTAGATCCAGATGCTCCAGATCCTGCACTTTATCCGCAGGGAATGTTGTTATGGAACTTACGTAGAAGCGGTGGAAATGTTAAGAAGTACAACAACAACTACATTGACACAACTGCTGATAATGAAAGATTTAACAACAGTGAATCAATGACAGGGTACGCAACAGACAGATGGACTACTGAATCAGGCAACCAAGAAGACGGTAGCGGATCATTTGGTAGAAAAGCACAGCGTATGGTTGTTACACAAGCATTGAAATCTGCAATTGACACAAGTGATGAGATTAGAGACGAAGAAAGACGTAACTTTAACTTAATTGCTTGTCCAGGTTACACAGAAACAATGAGCAATCTTGTTAACTTAAACATTGACAGAGGCTTAACAGCATTTGTAGTTGGTGACACACCATTTAGATTACCAGCAGATGCTACATCACTTACAAACTATGGTTCTAATGCAGAACTAGTTGTAGATAACAACGATAACGGTATTGTTACATACGATGAGTATATGGCAGTATTTTATCCAAATGGATTTACAACAGACTTAGGTGGAGCAAACGCAGTTGTTCCTAGCTCACATATGATGCTAAGAACTATTGCACTAAGCGATCAAGTATCGTTTCCGTGGTTTGCACCAGCAGGTACAAGACGCGGTGGAATCAGCAACGCTACAGCAGTAGGATATATTGATGCAGCAACTGGTGAATTCCAAACAGTTGCACTTAACGAAGGACAGCGTGATACGTTATATGATCAAAAGATTAACCCAATTACATTCTTTAATGGTGTTGGTTTAGTTAACTACGGTCAGAAGACAAGAGGCAGAAATGCTTCTGCGCTAGACAGAATTAACGTTGCAAGATTGGTAGTATACTTACGTAGCCAACTTAATAAACTGGCCCGTCCGTATATATTTGAACCAAATGATAAAATCACTAGAGACGAAGTCAAACAAGCAGTAGAAAGTTTACTACTTGAGTTAGTTGGCTTAAGAGCTCTTTATGATTTCGCTGTTGTTTGTGATGAGACTAACAATACGCCAAGCAGAATTGATAGAAATGAACTATATGTTGATATTGCTATTGAACCTGTTAAGGCAATTGAGTTTATTTACATTCCATTGCGTGTCAAGAACACAGGAGAAATATAATGCCTATTACATCACTTAATAACTTTGGGGTACCTACAGACGCAGGCAACCAAGTGCTCTTGATGCCAAAATTAAAGTATCGCTTCCGCGTTACTTTACTTGGATTCGGAGTAAATGCTGCCACTGAACTTACTAAGCAAGTAGTTGATGTTTCAAGACCAAAAGTTGGTTTTGAAGAAATGCCGTTAGACGTATACAACTCAAAAGTATACCTAGCAGGTAAGTATACATTTGAAACATTAGCACTTAACTTACGTGACGATGCGACAGGTGAAGTACAAAAACTTGTCGGTCAACAGGTTCAGAAACAGTTCGACTTTGTTGAACAGGCTTCTGCAAGATCTGGTATTGATTACAAATTTACAACAAAAATTGAAGTATTAGACGGTGGTAACGGAAATAACGCAGCAGGCGTTAACGTACTAGAAACACAAAATATGTACGGTTGTTTCCTAACTAACGTTGATTACGGCGATGCAAACTATGCTACTAATGAAGCGATGCAAGTTGCACTAACTATACGCTTTGATAATATGGTACAATGGGGTGCAGGCGAACAAGGTGTTGGTGTTGGTATTGGTGCTACTGTCGAAAGAACACTCGGCAACACTACTACTGGTGCTACTACAGCCGCTGGCGCTTAATACTAGTTTTAATAAAACCATTAAAAGCCCGGATTTATTTCCGGGCTTTTTTTATGGCTAAATAATAGTATGGCCAACAAATTTACTAGATTTCTTACAGACGTATTCACAGGATTATCAAATCCTAAAGGTAGAGTAGCGAACTATACACACGCTACTAGATTGTTTATTGATGACAATATGCGTCTGTCACCTAAACACAAATATAATTATTATGTTAGAGTTGAGCTAGATTCATCTGCACACAAAGCACCTAACTTTACTGCTAAACACGCAGAAGAAGTTGGACTGCTTGTTAAGAATATTAACTTACCAAGTTTTAAATTTGATACCGAAGTTCTTAATCAGTATAATAGAAAGAAAATTATCTATAAGATGATTAATTATGATCCTGTACAGTTTACATTTCACGATGATAATCAAGGTGTAGTAAACGCACTTTGGGCATTGTACTATGGTTACTATGTTGCAGATAGAAACTTGCCAAATGCTGCATATGACTTTAACCATTATCGTGTTACTGATACTAATATGGACCAATATAGATATGGTCTAGATAATAATATTACAACACCATTGTTTAAGAGTGTACAAATTTACACAATGGGACGCAGAAGATTTATCGGTTACGAATTAATTAATCCAAGGATTACTTCTTGGCAACACGGTGATTACGATTATATGGCAGGCAGTGAACCTGCAGAAAGTACAATGCAATTACAGTACGAAGGTGTACGTTATTCAGCAGGAACTGTAAGTGAAGGTTCACCGAAAGGCTTTGCTACATTACATTATGATACTACACCTGGTCCTTTACAAATGGGCGGTGGCGGAGTAAGTAACTTACTCGGCGGCGGCGGAGTACTAGACGGACTAGAATCAGTCTTTGGTGCAGTTGGTGACGGTAGTGCATTTAGTTCACCACAAGGTTTCTTAAGTACAGCAGTAAGTGCAATTAACACTTACAAGAATGCAAAAGGATTAAGCAAAGATAGTATTCTACAAGAAGGTATTAATATTTTAACTAGTCCAGCAGGACAACAAACTGTTGCTAACACTATTAACGGAGTTGTTGGTGCAGTGTTTCCTAAAAATAGAAACACAACCGGTGAAACTAAAGCAACACCTAAAAAGGTTATTGGTAATACCGGAGAAGGAAGACAAGATAGGTTTGATAGGGCATAGATATGGCAGGCGAAGTACAAACAAATTTACCAGCAAAAGTAATACAAGATAGTGGTGCAAGAACTAAACTATTTTTTGACACATATGGAAAAGAACCTTTATCGTATAAAGTTCCAGACATTGATGCTGCAATAAACTTTTTTAGAAAAAAAGGTTTCAGCGATCCTGCTGCAAACTTATCAGCAGCCGTGTTACTTAAACAGGCAAAACTTGAAAACATTTCAATTAATGAAATCTTAGATACAGTAAATGCATTAAATGAATTACAAGTATCAGCATTAGTAGGCGAGATTATGAATAATCATAGACCGTCAACATCGACACTAGGATACAAACAACCTGCACCTGATGTAAGTAAAGAACGTAATGTGGTTGTGTAAATGGCAAAGTTTGCACAGGGTCGTTACACTGTAAAAAATCCAGAGAAGTACGTAGGTACAAAAAGTCCATTAGCACGAAGTAGTTGGGAAACTGTCTTTATGCGTATGTTAGATGAACATCCAAGTGTAGCAAAATGGGCAAGTGAAAGTATTAAGATACCGTATCAAGATCCACTTACAGGAAAGTATTCCGTTTATGTTCCTGATTTTTTTATTGTTTATAACGATAAGAATGGTAAGCAACACGCAGAGGTAATAGAAGTAAAACCTCAGAATCAAACGTTACGTGAGAAGGTAGGCAAAAGTAGATTCAATCAAGAGCAATATATTAAAAATATGGCTAAATGGGAGGCTGCTGCTGCTTGGTGTAAACAAAAACGTGTTAGATTCCGCATCGTTAGTGAAGAAGAAATATTTCACCAAGGTGGCAAGCGTAAATAAATACTATTATAAAATGGTAGAATAAAATGACCAAGAAGTTAGAAGAATTATTTAATATGGAAGATCAAAAAGTTGCAGAAGAACAAATTGCAACTGAAGAACCACTTGTGGAAAGCAAAGCAATTGATCCAGAAGTAGCACAAGAAGAAATTAAAAGTGTGGATGCTTCTTATAAAGCAATATCACAAGTAACACAAGATTTACCACAGATGCGTGAACTAGACTCAATGGGTGAAGGTGAGTTAGATCATTTAGCAACTAAAGCAGAACAAGCATATGACGATCTAATGGATTTGGGTATGAATGTAGAAGTACGTTACAGCGGACGTATATTTGAAGTAGCAGGTAGTATGTTAAAGAATGCTATTGATGCAAAAACCGCTAAAGTAGATAAAAAACTTAAAGCAGTTGATTTACAACTGAAAAAACTTAAAATTGATCGCGATTCACCGGAAGATCCTAATGAATTAGTGGATGGAACCGGATATGTTATGCTAGATCGCAATGAATTAATTAGGAAATTAGGCGGAAAGGAATAAATAGTAATATGAAGACGTTTAAAGAATATCTCACAGAGAGCAAAAAAGTATACAGTATTAAGGTAAAGGTTGCTGGAGAGCTACCTGAAGGCTTTGCTGATGAATTAAAGTCGAGACTTGACAACAGAAGTGTTGTTGAATTTACGCAGTTGAAAACTACACCAGTTACTGAAACACCGCTAGACTTTCCAGAGTTAGCGAACTGTGAAGTACATACGTTTTCACTAGTTACAGAATATCCGGTTACACCAACTGATGTTGAAAAAGAAATTTTTGAAATGCAGTGTTGTGAGCCAGGTCATTATGTGGCACGTAATGCACTAAGTCCGTCAGAAGAATATCAAGCAACTGATGGAAAACGTGAAGGTGCATTATTACACGATAATGAATATAAAGAGGCTGTTGCTGTAGCACATAAAGATTATTTTGGTGATGATTTTAATAAGTCGTTTTTACAAGACTTATCAAAAGTAGCAGCCGATCGTGCTAAAGAATTAGGACACGACAAATTAAAGGCGGACGTTTACACAGACGTACCGGAACTAAAACAAGATGACGCAGGTTTAAAAAGTCCTGTAGGGAGTAACTAAAATGGATTTCCAAGATCTAGTCAGAAAGATGACTGCTATTGACACAGCGCAAAACGCACCTATAGAAACAAAGACAGATGAATGTGGTATGAACGAGATGCCACCTATGATGGCACCAAACGCACCAGATATGCCGCAAAAAGAAGAAGCAACAATGAACGTTAACATTACTGCTAAAGGCGATGCTATTCAAGATGTGTTAAAGTTAATGACAAAAGTTAATCCAGATATGATTAATCAACCAGCAAAACCTGAAATGCCTACGTTGTCAATTATGTCACCAGGAATGGACGGACCAATGGACGGACCAGAAGGTCCAGAGATGCCGCCAATGCCAAAACCAATTAATAAAATTATTCCAGACTTCGATGGCGACAATGACGATATGCCAGGCGGAGAAAAGGATCTTCCAAAAGACCACGATAAAGATCACGTTATGATTAAGTCACTTGATAAAGATGGCGATGATGATCACGATATGGACGATCACGATATGGAAAAAGACGATAAAGACGATAAAGATGATGACAAGGAAAAAGAAGAGGCTTGGGCAAATGAGCCTGACGAAGATCAAAGATCCGTTCATTATCAAATGAATAAACTGCAAGGTGGAATGAACCGCAGAAAAGGAACACATCCTAAAGTTGCAGGCGCAGATAATCCAATGCAAAAAGTAAAAGAAGGCGAAGACTTACGTGCTTCTATTAAAGCAGAATTGCAAAAAGCATTAGCAGAAACTAAAGGAGCATAGAGATGGCAGATTTAACACAAGCAACAATCGGTGGCGGCAGTGCAGTACTAGTGGCTGCAAACAGAAAACCATACGCTGATATGACAGCAATTCATTATAACGGTAACAAGCCACTTACATTTTTTGAAGTCGCTTGTGGTGCAGCAGTAAACGCTCAAACAGGAAGCGGACTAGCAATTGA